CCATGCCCTACTCCGGGAATGGGGATGCCGCTGGGCGTGGAGCCGAGCCAGCAGGAGATGGTGGCACTGCCAAGCGACATCGACAACTGGATCAAGTGCCAGGCCGGGGTCGAATATGAGTGCCATTTCATGGACGACTTCTTGATGACCTTCCCTACCATCGAGGAGGCCAAGAGGGCGGGCCACGAGATTGTGCGGCGGTTCGAGGCGAATGGCATCCGGGTAAACCGCCGGAAGTGCAGTGTCACCCCGCTCACAAAGCCCTTCCGCTTCTGTAAGGCCCGGTTCACCCTGACGGAGACCGGGAAGATAAAAATAAACGGGAGCCGGGACGGAATCAAACGCGCCCGCAGAAAGCTAAAGCTCTTTCACCGGGAGTTCAAGGCTGGCAAGCGGGAGTTCAAGGACATCGAGCAGTACATGGAGTGCCAGAGCGCCTACTACCGCTGTTTCGATGACCATGGGCGTCTGCTCCGCCTGCGGCGGCTCTACCACGCTATCTTTTTTGGAGGTGCAAAATGTTCAGGATCACCAACACCAGAGATGGGAAAAGCCTCGGCATGACCGAGGCCCCCACCTACATCAAGCAGGCCGAAAACGGCTGCTACGTTTTGTGCCCGGAGCCGGAGGCTTCGGGCATCGCTATTTCCGGGGTTCCCTACCGCCTGCTGGGCCGGGAGGCCCCGGAGGGCATGGGGAAACTGGATGCCGTCATGCTGGAGGAAACGGACGCCGGCCCGATGGTCGCTGCGGCCCATAACCTCTCGGCGGACATTGACGGCCTGACCGTAGACCACGAATACCGCATCACCCTGCTGGAGCTTGGTGTGGCGGCAGACAGTGAGACCGTTTGAGAAGGGAGGTGTAGAAGATGCTGTATCGGACCCTTAAGCGCATGATCGAGCGCGGCCAGACCGAGGGGATGGAGGAGAAGCTGGACATCTTCCTGGCGTCCAGCAAGATCACCGCCGAGGAGTACACGGAGCTGATGGGGATGCTGCCAAGCAAAGCCCCGACCACGGAGGAGTAAGCCATGGAGCAGGTCATTCACAAGAGGTACGTCGCTCGGAGGCGGGCGCGGTTCAAAGGCTGCAACGGCCAGCAGGTCAATATTCCATACGGTTCCATCCTGGAGGCCCAGGATGGTTTTTTGTTGTGGAAAGGCCAGCCCCTGTGTGTGGATACCAGCCAGAACGCCCACGAGTTCTTCAGCCAGGACGATGACGGCCAGGGCCAGGAGCGTGGCCAGCTGGTGGCCGCCATCCTCACCCGGCTGGAGACACCGCCCAACGCCGGAGAGAAGTGCCGGGCGGAACTGCAGGCTCGGTGGGATAAGGTGTGGGCCGACCCTCTGTGCCAGAAATACAAGCGGCCGGAACACGAGGACTTCTGGATCTGGAACCACGACTTCTATGATGCGCCGGTGGAGGACCTCTGGCACATCGCCGCCCTGGTGGGGGCGGTAGTCAAACGACAGTAAGCCAATGGGAGGACGGGATACCGTCCTCCCAAATTTATCTTTGGGGGAATGTGTAAATGGAAGTGACAATCAGCGCGGATATGCTCATCGAGCTGGCCGCGCTGCTGACCGCCCTGGGGGTGATCGGTGGCGTTGCCTTATGGTGCCACAGGTTTGTACTGCGGAACAAGAAGCAGGACGAGGCTATCGCGGCAATCCGCAACGAACAGACCCTTATCTGCTATGGGGTGCTTGCCTGCCTCAAGGGTCTTAAGGAGAAAGGGTGCAACGGCCCTGTAACTGCCGCCTTGGATAAGCTGGAGAAGCATCTGAACCAGGCGGCCCATGATGTTGAAGATACAGACTGAACTGCGAAAGGATGATGTGCAACGGACATCTTAAGGTCGATTTTAATCGCCGCTGCCGCTTTGATTGTGGGGGCTGCCCTGGGTATCGTGTTCAGTGCGGCCACTATCCGGCATCTGCGGAAACGGGTGAAGGAACTGCGGACAGGAAAGCCCCGGCCCAATGTCCTGCAGTCGGTAACAAGGTTTCTGTTCGCTACCACCCAAATATTTGCGCTGGGTTGGGTGTCGGTGTCCTACGTCATCGCCGTTTATTCCACCGTCAAGCTATATCAGCCGTTCCCGGTAGTGGAGCTCTCCCAGCAGGCCATTACCACCATTTTGGGAGTGAACGCGCTGAAGGTGCTGGAGAACATCTTCGAGCACAACGAGGGGATGGTATTCGGCAGAAGCAGGCAGGAAGATAAACCGCCCAATGAGGGCGGGGAAGAAGGAGGAGTCGGATAAGCGATGAATACTGAAGAAAGAATCTGGAGCTTTCTGAAGGCCCAGGGGCTCACCGACGCTGGCGCCGCCGGCCTGATGGGGAACCTCTACGCAGAGTCTGGCCTGCGGCCCAACAACCTCCAGAACAGCTACGAGGGGAAGCTGGGCATGGCCGATGCCGAGTACACCGAGAGGGTGGACAGCGGCAGCTACACCAACTTCGCCCATGATTGCGCCGGGTATGGACTGGCACAGTGGACGTACCACACTCGCAAGGCTAACCTGCATAAATTCGCCAAAGATGCAGGTAAGAGCATCGGCGACCTGGAGATGCAGCTTGGCTTTTTGATGCAGGAGCTGTCCACCAGCTACAAGACGGTTCTGGCCACGCTGAAGACCGCCACCAGTGTCCGGGCCGCCTCCGATGCCGTCCTGCTCCAGTTCGAACGCCCGGCGGATCAGAGCGAGGCCGTGAAGGCCAAGCGGGCCGGGTACGGCCAGAAGTATTTCGACAAGTACGCACAGAAAGGAAGTGTCAACACCATGGGATTTTCCAACAGCCCTTTGGCCACGGTCAAGCTGATTTCTCCCAATAAGACCGTCGGCCGGAACCACGCCATCGACACCATCACCATTCACTGCTTTGTCGGCCAGGTGACCGCCAAGCGGGGGTGCGAGGTGTTCCAGCCCAGCAGCAAGGGGGCCTCCTGCAACTACGTTGTGGGGTACGATGGCTCCATCGGCCTGTGTGTCGAGGAGAAGGACCGCTCTTGGTGTACGGGCGGCTACAAGAAGGTGAACGGGGTCAACGTCCCCATCCGGGTGAACGGGATCTCTGGCTCCTCCAACGACTACCAGGCTGTTACCATTGAGGTGGCCTGTGAGGCCAAGCACCCCTACGCCATCACCGAGAAGGCCATGGCCGCGCTGATCGAGCTTTGTACCGACATCTGCCGGCGCAACGGCATCAAGAAACTGCTGTGGTCCGGTGACAAGAACCTGGTGGGCAACCCCGCCAAGCAGAACCTCACGGTTCACCGCTGGTTCGCCAACAAGGCGTGCCCCGGCGACTACATCTACCAGCGGCTCGGCGACATCGCCGCGAAGGTGAACGCCAAGCTGGGGGCCACTGGCGCGGCCCCGGTACAGCCCTCCGCTCCCGTGAGCAGTGTTCCCTATAAGGTCCGCATCACCGCCGCCGATCTGCGCATCCGCAAGGGCCCCGGCACCAACACCGCCATCGTCCAGAACGCCATCACCCCCGGCGTCTACACCATCGTCAGCGAGGCCACCGGCCAGGGTGCCACACTCTGGGGCAAGCTGAAGTCCGGCCAGGGCTGGGTGTCGCTGGACTTCTGCAAGAAAATTTGAGGAGGAAAACATCATGAACGAATTCCTGTCCACTCTGTTGCAGGCCGTCATCATCGCGGCCGTCCCCATCTGCGCTGGTGCCGCCGTCAAGGGCGTCCGGGCCGCCGTCCAGTACCTTGCCTCCAAGTCGGAGAGCGAGATCGCCAAGAAGTATCTGACGGACGTGGCCGACGCCATCAGCACAGCCGTCACCTACACCAGCCAGACCTATGTGGATGCGTTGAAGAACAGCGGCAAGTTCACCAAGGAGAACCAGGAGGAGGCTCTCAAGAAAGCGGTGGAGCAGGCTGAGAAGCTGCTGACCGCCGAGGCCCGCAGCTTCCTGGAGAAAGCCTACGGAGATCTGAACGCCTACCTGGTCAGTAAGATTGAGGCCGAGGTCCGGGTACAGAAGCAGCAGGGTAACACCATCACGCTGGGCGAGCCGTTCACCGCCGAGCTGAAGGAGGCCCCCGACGTGACCACCGTGGCTGCCGCCACCGCCGCGGCGACCGCTGCCGCCGTGGTTCAGAGAGCTATCCCCCAGACAGCCCCCACCGGCACCCCTGACAGCCCCCAGGAGGGCGGGGTGGCCCCGGCAGTATAAATCGCGTCCACACCTCTGCTCCCCGTCTGTGGGTCGGGAAACGGCGGACGTGGCCGCAGTAAGCCCCCTTGCAGGTTTCGGCCTGCGAGGGGGCTTTTTCGTTTGCGGCAAATTCCCAGACGTTTGGGATTTTGGGTTGAATCAATGCCGGTTCATCTGGTGGTCTTGCCGACCCAAACCTGGTATCCCATCACCGTTTTAATTTCGGTTGCTTTGAAATCCCTGGCATCCCTTTCAGTGTTTTGCCGCACCCGGAGAATTGAGTCCTTTGAATCTGTGCCTACCGCCAGGGTTTTGTGGCCATGTAAGCCGGAAAAAGAATCGTTCCAGGTGTTAAAAGTTACTTCATACAGTTTCATTATCCAATCCTCCATTTTGTTCTCCCTTTCGGTATGGACATATTCGCTCTAAATGTGGATAATAGCAAGTCAATTCTAAGAATAAACTACATAATTCCACTCCGGCATATTTGTGTAGTTTACGTGGCCATAGCTCAGGGGTGCGGCCCGCTTGCCATGATGTTGTACGAGAGCAAGCCCCCTCTGGGGCTTGGCTTTCGGCTGGGGGTTAGCGTCCGGTGCGGCATTCCCACTCGAACTCGGCGTAGGCTTCGTAGTCATCCCGGAACCTTTCGTCGTTGTCGATGGGCTCGTAGTCGTAGTCGATTCCAAGGAGTTCCTCAAAGGTGGTGCCCTCCTCGGTGGCGGCTTCCTTGGCGAAGTCCTCGGCATTTTCCTTGACCCAGGCTTTGAACTCGGAATCCGTCATGTCCTCGTTCTC